CATCAAAAAAAAAGATGAAGTCTGTTCTAAACCGCAGACGACACATGATTCTTTTGGCGCAAGACCAAGAGGGTCTACAAAATATTTTCAAAATGATTTCAACAAGCTACATTGGTGATAACTTCTATCGTTATCCACGAGTTGACTACGCTCTCTTGAAGAAGTACAACAAGGGCGTCATTGCAGCCTCCGCTTGTCTTGGTGGCGTATATGCTGGAAACTATTGGGAAAACCGCGACGATGGGGCTGACGCAGTCCTCGATGCCATGCGACACACAACCCAAAAGATGCAGTCTATCTTTGGCGACCGCTGGTATGGCGAGCTTCAATGGAACAATGTACCAGAGCAGCATGAGCTAAATCAGTATATCATTCAGATGCACTATGAGTTTGGTATCGACTTGATTTCTACTGCCGACTCACACTACTACAATGCTGACGTCTGGAAAGACCGAGAACTGTACAAGCGCCTTGGCTGGTTAGGTAAGGGCAAGCCTGATTATATGTCAGAAGAGTTGCCAACCTCTGTTGAGGAGATTGGATACGAGTTGTATCCCAAGAATGGTGACCAGATGTGGGATAGCTACAAGCACTACTCTAAATTGTGTGGTGTTGAGTATGATGATGAATTGGTTAAGGCATCTATTGCCAGAACCCATCACATCGCACATGAGCGTATCGCAGACTTCTTGCCGGACAATACGGTTCGCCTGCCGGACTTTGTGGTTCCCGAAGGCTCTACTGCCGGCCAAACCCTTGCTGCCCTTTGTGTGGAGGGTCTGCGTAGTCTAGGGTTGGAAGATAACAAGGAATATGCGGAGCGATTGAAGTATGAAGTCGATATCATCGATGGTCGTGGCTTCTCTAAATATTTCTTGACAATGAAAGCTATTTCTGATATGGCTGTTGAGAAACAGCTTGTCGGACCTGGTCGTGGTTCTGCCGCTGGCTCCCTAGTGTCGTATGTTCTAAACATTACACAGGTTGACCCAATCAAGTACGGACTTCAGTTTGAACGATTCTTGACCAAGGGTGGATCGGGATATCCAGATATTGACTATGATGTATCTGACCCGATGGTTCTCAAGGAACACCTGATTGATGAGTGGGGTGACGATACAGTTGTACCTATCACTAACTGGAACACGCTACAGCTTCGCTCTCTTATCAAGGACATTTCCAAGTTCTATGGCATCGAATTCACTGAGGTGAATAATGTGACCAGTAAGATGGTTCACGAAGCTACACCGCTTGCTAAGAAGGCACACGGCATCACAGCTGGCGTTTATGCTCCGACATTCGAAGAGTTGATGATGTATTCAGAAACGCTGCAAAACTTCTTGCAGAAGTACCCACACATCAAAACTCATGTCGAAAAGCTGTACGGACAAACCCGTTCGGCTAGCCGACATGCTGGTGGTGTGGTGATTGGCGAGAGGCTAGATGAGTGGATGCCACTAATTAATAGTGGTGGTGTCCGTCAGACACCTTGGAGTGAAGGACAAAATGTTAGACATCTTGAGCCCATGGGTTTTATTAAGTTTGATATTCTTGGTTTGGCTTCTCTTAGAATGGTAGAAGGCGCTGTTGAGCGCATCCTAAAGAGACACCACGGAATCGAGAATCCAACGTTTGAACAGGTCAGGAACTTTTACAACGAGTACTTGCACCCAGACAAGATTGACCTTAATGATAGCAAGGTATGGCGCAATGTATTTCATAAAGGTAAGTGGGCTGGTATCTTTCAGTTCACAGAAGCTGGAGCACAATCGTTCTGTAAGAATGCAAAGCCAGACAATATCACAGACCTTGCTGCTATCACTTCTATCTATCGCCCAGGCCCACTATCGGCTGGCGTTGATAAGATGTTTATCGGAGCAAAGCAGGAGCCTGATGAGGTAGAATACCAGAACCAAACTGTTCGTGATGTAACGGAAGAGACATACGGCTTCCTTATCTTTCAAGAGCAAATCGCTATGCTGGCTCACAAGCTGGGTAAGGATCTTTCCCTAGACGAAGGCAATAAACTTCGCAAGCTCTTAACCAAGAAAGGTACAGGAGCAGCTGCGGAAGAGAAAGATAAGATCTTTGACAAGTTCCATAAGGGCTGCCTGGAGAAGGGTATGGCTTCGCACGAGGCAAGAGAACTTTGGAACAAGTTTGAATACTTTTCAGGCTATGGTTTCAACAAGTCTCATGCTGTGTCTTACTGTATCTTATCTTACCAATGCGCTTGGTTGCTCAACTACTATCCAGCTGAGTGGCTAGCTGCTTTCTTGGATAAGGAACCAGAGACTAGAAAGGAACGAGCTATCGCTACCGCAAAGTCAATGGGATACATCGTTGAACCCCTGAACGTAAATACTTCGGGCGTCAACTGGGAGATTAGTGATGATAGTAAGACACTGGTCCAACCCCTAACCTCCATCAAGGGTCTAGGCGCAGTTGCTATTCAGCAGATTATTGAACATCGACCATTCAATACGATTGAGGAGTTCTTGTTTCACGACAAGGTAAAGTATTCCAAGCTGAACAAGAAAGCTCTGGATGCCTTGTGCCGAGCCCAAGCTCTTAACGACTTGGTCGATGAACGCTTCTCTGGCCTCCGGCACTTTTGGTCTGCTACTTGTGTTGATAGGCCACGAAAGCTTAAGAATCTGGAAGAGAATATTATCAAGTATGAGATGGAAGGAGACTTCAGCGAAGAGGAGAAACTAGAATCACTTGTTAGTCTAACGGGCGTGTTCCCGATTAGTTCTGTTATAACTGAAGCAGTCAGAGGAAAGCTTAATGAACTTTATATTCCTCCTATCTCGGAGTATGACCCAGAACTTGGTGTGACTTGGTTCATTCCGCGAGAGTGCAAATTAAAGAAATCAAAAAACGGCAAGAACTTTTTTGTCGTCAAGGTTATCGACGACAACAACGAAACAAATACAATTAGATGCTGGGGTGTTGACCCTGAGAAAGACATCATACATATCAATCGACCCTATATGGCGAGGCTGAAGTATGATCCAAACTGGGGCTTCTCAACTTTCAGTGTTAGAAAAATGTTCAAACTATTAGCATAAGGAGATAAAATGTTTGAAGAAAAAGCAAAAGTCTACAGACTAAGAGAAACAGCAAAGTTGCCAGACCGAGCGCATTTGACCGACGCAGGTATGGATTTTTTCTTTGCCCCTGAGGATAACAAAACCACATGGATCAACCCGGGTGAAAGCGCCATTCTTTCGACAGGTGTTAAGGTGTCAGTACCAGAGGGGATGATGCTGCAGATTATGAACAAGTCTGGAGTTGCAGCAAAACGCGCTCTTATCACAGGCGCCTGTGTTGTAGATCGTGGTTATAATGGAGAGATATTTGTTAATCTTCACAACGTCGGCCACGAAGCGCAATTTATCAAGCCAGGTATGAAGTTGGCCCAGGGCGTTTTTGTTAATATAAGCTACCCAGCCCTAGTGGAGATTGAGGAAGACAACATATATGGAAGAAATACAAGCCGCGGCTCCGGCGCTCTTGGCTCAACAGGAGACAGCTAATGGGCCTAGCCAGAAAGATAAAGAGAAGACAGTTCCTGTTGGCAAGAAAAAAGTTTATGAAAGACTTTAAGGAGTCGATGTTAAATTTCAAAAAACAAGTAAAGTGTTCAGAGTGCGGAGCTCAACCACAAGAGGGAGAGAATATCGATAGCTGGCACATCAATAAAAATTCAGAAAACATTGACTTGGTCTGCACAAACTGTTATGATAGTGAAGAAGACCAAGGAGAAGAAAATGAAGTTCAAACAGACACTGAGTTTTGATGATGTGTTGCTTGTTCCAAAATCAAGCGATATACTATCGAGGAAAGAGGTATCACTAAGCACCTCCCTGGGAGGAGTAGAGCTGAGCCTTCCAGTTATTTCTAGCCCCATGGACACTGTTACTACGGGTTTGATGTCTAAGACTATGTTGGAGTCCGGTGGCCTAGGTGTTCTACATCGATACAATACCCACAGGGAACAAGCCTCTATGGTTCTTGATCTGCGAGATATTCTGGAGGAGGTGAATAGCAAACACATTAACAAGATATCAGCTGCAGTACCAGCAGGCGGCGACCTAACAAAAAGAGCTGGTATGCTGTATGATGCTGGAGTTAGAATTTTCTGTATTGATATTGCTCATGGTCATCATGTCTTGATGGAGCGAGCCATAAAGACAATCAGGAATAAGTACGGCGACAATGTTACCATCATCGCCGGCAACGTTGCAACTCCCGAGGGCTATAGCGATTTGTCTGAATGGGGCGCCGACGCAGTCCGCATCGGCATCGGCGGCGGAAGCATTTGCTCGACAAGAACCCAAACTGGACATGGTATTCCAACCTTCCAATCCGTATTAGATTGCAGGGATATCGATGGCGCATCAATTATCGCCGACGGTGGAATCAAAACTTCAGGGGATGTTGTTAAGGCTATAGCGGCAGGAGCAGACATGGTTATGCTTGGTTCGATGCTAGCAGGCACTGACGAAAGTCCAGGTGATGTGTTCAATCGCGGAGATGGAAAGAAATACAAGGTGTATCGAGGCATGGCGAGTGTGGAGGCTCAGCTAGACTGGAGAGGAGAGGCAAGGTCCCTAGAGGGCATATCAACCACGATTCCATATAAGGGATCCGTAAAAAATATTTTGCTGACAATTTCCCAGAATTTGAAATCCGGACTTTCTTATTCCGGGTGTAGAAGTATAGCAGAGTTTCAAGCAAAGGCAGAGTTCATAAAGCAGACCAATGCTGGTATGCGAGAAAGCAGCACACATATTTTATCCCGATGACTGAAAAAAAGATAGTTTTCCTTGACAATGACGAACAACATGCTAGAATGATAGTGAGGTTGAGATACGACAGACTAACCCAAGGCAACTTCTTTCGTGGGCTAGTCAAGTTGTATGTCGATAATGATTTAGACATGTCGCGAGTAATAGAAAAGATAAAACTAGAGAAAAGTACAATGGGAAAGAAGAAGAGACAAAATTCAAGAAAAGAAATAGAACAAGGAGAACAACTAATGGAAGAATTAGGACTTTCAAAGTCTGAGAAGAACTTTATATATGACTTGATTGAGGAGGACTTCGAAGAATAATATGAGTAAGAAATGTTGCGACGAAGAAAATCCAAGATGTTATATAGACTATCCAGAAGATGACAACTGTATTTATACTGCCATAGAGAAACACGGAGCTATGACGCTAGCAGAAGTAGCCAAGCGTCTAGGTATTTCTTTAGTCCGCGTATCACAGATAGAGAAACAAGCTTTGAAGAAACTTTCGAAGAGAATAAAAAAATGACTTTGTATGGCCCAAAGACTATTTATTATTGTATTTTACACCATTTTTGTATACAAAAGGAGATTTTTTAAATGAGTGATAAAAAATTATTAAACGAAAACACGATACGCCGCTTTATGAAGTTGGCGAATGTTGATGCGATGACCAATAGCTTTATTAATGAGATGGGTTATGGCAGCGAAGAAGAAGAAGAACTAGAAGAGAACAATACTGAAGAAGAAGTTGTTGAAGAAGAGCTTGAACTCACTACTGAAGAGGAAGAGGACGATCTGGCCGACGATGAAATGGCTGACGATGAAATGGAAATGGATGCTGAGATGGGCGACATGGACATGGACGCCGCCGACGATGGCGATGCCGATATCAGCCTAACAGAAGAAGAAGCAAAACTCCTTATTGATTTAGGTGCTCGCTTGGAAGCAGCCATGGTCGACGAAGGCGGAGAGGAAGAAGATCTAGGCATGGAAGAAGAGCCAATGGACGACATGGGCGCAGAAGACGAGATGGCTCCAGAGGAAGAGATGGCTCCAGAGGAAGAGGAAGAAGAGCCGGCTCTCCAAGAGCAGATTGTTAATGAGGTTCTCAAGAGAGTTACTCAGCGTATCATCCGCGAGAAGATGAAGCGCAAGTAAGAAAGACTATATCACTCATTTAGTTTTCTTATAAGACCCCAAAGCATAAAAAACTTTGGGGTTTTTTTTATAGACATTCCAAAACATATCTGATATGATAGTTATAACAAATGCTCACCACGTTGGAGGGTTTGTTATGAATCGTAATTTAGAAGGTGTATATTGGAATGTAGGAGACAATGAGTATAGCTTACAGGTTTCCTTTACCGCAGAGCAAAAACAGTACGTTCTCGACAGGTTTCAGGACTGGAAGCATGTAGGAGAGGGCACAGACCCAAAGCAAGATAAGCAGATATTTATATTTAGAAAAGTCTTTTCAGATAAAGCAGAATTGAAAAGACTTGCGAGAGATTTGAGATTCAATAAAATTTTACTAAAAGAGGTTACATGAAAGATAAGTCCAAAACAAAAAAGAATAAAACTAAAAAGAAAAAGAAAGCAGAAGAGGTTGAAGTTAAAGATGCCGCACAAATCAAAGAAGGCGACCTTGACGATAAGCAAATTGTAATCATAAACAATATTCAACCTCCAGACACGGAAATGCCAGAACTCAGGACGATGAGCCTCTATGGTGATATCACCGAGCAAAAAGGTTCTGAAATTGTCGCAGGTCTTCTTTTTCTAGAGAGCAGCGCTTTGCGCGCCGCTTTGTCGGATCCCAATGATCCAGAATCAGAACCAGTTGTTCTCAGTAAAAGCATAAATATGTTCATCTCCACTCACGGCGGTTGTGCTAGTGATATGTTTTCTATCCTTGATGTAATGGAGATGGTCAAAAAGCGAACGTGCGACATTGAGACAACTGGCATTGGCAAAGTAATGTCAGCCGG